AAGAAAAAAGATCCATCATTGGCATTAGCCGGAGCTGTATCGCCTATTTGGGTTTGAACTCCATTAGTTTCGTATATTTCGTTAAAGTTTTTATTGATTTTTATAAATGCTGAACGTAGAGTTTCACCATCACCTGTTAGTTCTCCGAGCCCTACATTGATAAATTCTTGTGGCATTTACAATCCTTAATGATTCAATTTAATACTATTGACAGCACCAGCTACCCAGTCAGAAACTTTTACTCGTAACCAAATATAATTGCCTGCAAAGTTATAAATTTTAGCTCTTGTTATAGCTAATGGTATTTGAGCGCTGTCTCCAAATACAATCATTGTAGAATCTACTATAGATACTTCATCACTTACATAAGTATCCTCAGCTCTAAACGGTTCAAACGTAGGATCAACTTTCTTAATCAATCCTGTAGTATCTACAGTGTATGTATAATCAGTAAGGTTAGGGTTAGTCAAACTAACAGCAAACCAGTCTTGCTCTGCTGGATTAGGCTCTAGGGTGCCTTGAACTTGAACTCGCCCAATAAAACCTGTGACGTGTACTTGTACAGTGTGGAAACCATCGGAGCGCCCGTAATAACCGTCGCCCCGTAGTTTTTCGGAAGTATATTCTAACGTTGTGGAGTCAGAAGGGTGTATAAGTTGTACTGTCTCGCTTGAATCTATAATAAAACTAAAATTTTCACTAAATGTTGCCATACATTTATTTATCGTTGTATAATAACTTCTCGACTTTCCCAATCATGTCTGGCATCATAAGTGTAACAAGAGTCATTGTAGCATCATCACGAACATAGAAAAATCTACCTTCTAACCACTTTTTAGTATGTAATAGAATAAGTGTATTAGTAGTAATTTTAATCTGCTGTTTTTGATTGCTTGTACTACACCAACTTGCAATAGCTGGTGTAGATTTAGCATTTGGAGTAAAACTTACCTTATACTTATATGGAAAACCTTTCTTAACCCAAATAGCATTTGGATTAGCTAACAGAGCAGGAATATTATCCTCTTCTGGTTCCCATAATGTTGGAGTTTGTCCTTTAACTTTATTTGCTAATTTAACAAGCGATCCTTTGTTGTTAGTATATAATCTAACTGACGAAGGATATTCAGTTCTTACAGTACAGTCTTCATTCTCTACTAGGTAGTTATATATTTCATACGCAAGTTGAAATTTATATTGTGGTATAAATTCTGACTTCAATTTATCACCTAGCCATAAAGGCAAACCTTGAACCTCAGAGTTAGTAAAAGGTTTTGATCTGCCTTTATAGTATGCTAAGTTTAAAATATCTATATACCGTTTGATATAATCCTTATTATTATTTCTAAATAAAGCATAAAACGGATTTTTTATTTCTAAACAATATAGATATTTTTTATAAAACAGTTTATTAGATATTTTCACTAGGTACATGTTCAACCGGCTTTGTATTATAAGAGATAACGTTAATTTTTAGTTCGCTATCTTTGATAACAATTTTACACTTGCCACCAAACTTTAGCTTACCAAATAGCATTTCCTTACTCAATGGACGCTTAATTTCCTTGTCTATTACACGTTGTAACGGACGAGCGCCCATCTTTTCATCATAACCTTTCTCAATAAGATAATCTAATGCTTCGTCGTCAATAGCAATGTCGATTGTCTTATCTTTGACTTGGTTACGAAGAGCAAGCAAGAATTTGCCTACAATCTTCATCATCGTCTCTTTACTTAGCCTATTGAATGTAACTACGCCATCTAATCTGTTTCTAAACTCTGGAGCAAAGAATCGCTTTAGCTCTTCATCGGAATACCCGTAGTCAAATTCACTCGCAAAGCCTATGGCATTGCGCTCAGCATCCTGAGCTCCTAGATTAGTGGTGAGAATGAGGATCACGTTTCGTGCGTCTGCTTCAGTACCATTAGATCCTGTTACAATACCATTGTCCATAATCTGTAACAGTATCTGTGATACATCTGGGTGAGCTTTTTCAATCTCATCCAACAACAGCACACAATGTGGATTTTCCTGTAGCTTATTAATAAGCACACCGTTGATGTCATCAAATCCAACGTAACCAGGAGGTGGACCAATAAGTTTAGCTACTGAATGCTTTTCTTGGTATTCACTCATATCCAATCTTACCAACTTTACTTGAAGATGCTCTGCAAGTTGTTTGGCTGTCTCAGTTTTACCTGTTCCAGTTGGACCCATGAACACGAAGCTTCCAATAGGCTTATTCTCATCCTTCAAACCAGCTTGGGCTATGTGTATCTTGTCTACGATGTCATCAATAGCGTCATCCTGTCCATATACACCTCCCTTGAGATTCTTCTCAAGGTTAGCGAGCGTATCGTTCTCTTTTTCAGATACACGCTCCTCAGGAATATTCACCATCTTAGAAATCTCTCGTTCTACATCCTCTTCGCGGACTACTCGCTCATCCAAGTCAGTCAATAAGTTGAATCTACTACAAGCCAAGTCTATCAAGTCAATAGCTTTGTCTGGTAGCTTCTTATCGTTCTGATAGCGAACTGACAACTTGATAGCTGTCTTGATTGCGCCGTCTGTAATCTCAGCATTATGAAACTCTTCATAGTATTTCTTAATGCCTTTAAGGATGTCCTCAGTTACTTCTGGTGATGGCTCATCTACTGTGACTCGCTGGAAGCGCCTCATCAGCGCACGATCCTTCTCAAATGCTTTGCGGTACTCATCCCAAGTCGTGCTTGCTACGACTTTCACGTTACCTTTGCTCAGTGCGGGTTTCAGCATATTAGCGAGATCGTTCGTGTCGCGTCCACCGCCGCCTCCAGCGCCGTTAATCATGTGAGCTTCATCAATAAACAAGATTGTTTTACCTTTATTCTTCAATGCTGACAGAATAAGTTTCAGCCGCTCCTCAAAGTCACCTCTATACTTTGTACCTGCAAGTAACCCAGGAATGTCTAGATTGTATACATTGTATTCTTTGAGAAAGTCTGGCACTTGATTATTGACAATACGCCACGCTAAACCTTCAACAATAGCAGTTTTACCAACGCCGGGATCGCCAACAAGTATAACATTATTCTTGGAGCGCCTACCCAATGCTAGTGCTATTGCCTCAAGTTCTTCATTGCGCCCAATAACGGGATCAATGCGATTCTTCTTTGCCTCAGAATTAAGGTGCTGAGTAAAGGCACGCAGAGCTCGTTGTGCTTGCCCTTGCGCTTCCTCGTCTTCACCTGTCTCTTCAATCTCATCATGGAGATAATCGTTTAGTTCTTCTTTCTTTACGCCAGCTACTTCTAAAAAGTAACAAGCCATGGATTTCTTTTCTGCTAAAATACTTAGGATCACATCACCCAAGTCAATAGTATTTCTACCTGAGAACAGTGTTTGTGTAAATGCTCTATTCAACGCTCGTTCAACAGTTTGTGTCTTCTTCGGTTTGCGTTTAGAATCCTGAATGCGAATATCCTCACACTCCTCATTTAGAAACTGCTCAACATTAGCTTTAAGACTAGGAACATCCACACCATACTCACCAAGAGCCCCAGCAAGACTCTCAGAACATAGTGACGCGAAGAGCAAATGCTCGAGCGTGACATACTCGTGTCCTAATGCTCGTGCATCCTTCACGGATTTATCAAATACTAGTTTTAGTTCCTCACTTGGTTCTACCATATTATCCTCTAAAATGTGTTAAGGGTATACTTTATTATACACGATTTTCCCCACCCTGTCAACGAATATTTTCCAGCTTTGCTGCGAATTCTGTAATCGCTTTTACTTGTGCTGTATTGAACTCTGGCACGAATCCTTTTACTTCTACATATACTTTACCTTGTTGTCCTGTTTTCATGTCAGGTACTCCGTGTCCGTTTATTGAAAATATTGTGCCTGGATTAGTGCTGGGTGGTATTTTTAATTGTATTGATGCCATGTCAGGCAGTGCTAGAGTATGTGTTTTACCAACCATCAGTTCCCATATTGGCAACTTCAATGTAGTGTATAAATCTCTGCCATCTATTCGCCAGTCTGGATCAGGATTTATAGTAATAACCACAATCAAATCTCCTCTCGGTATTCCTTTGATAGAGTCATCACCATAGCCAGTGAATTTTATTTTATTGCCAGTTTGTACACCAGCTGGCACATTCATTCGTATTACTTCTACACTACCTGAGGGCAACTGGAAGGTGACATCCTCTGTTTTGCCTTTGAAGACATCTCGTAAATCCATAGCATATTGTATGCGGATATCTCTATTAGCTTGCTGTCGCTGATGAAAGCCTCTACCAAAATGCATTCCAAATTGATTAAATATTTCGTCAAAATCAAAATTAGGATTCGCATTGCCAGAACGGAAGTTGAATTGCTGTGGTTCAGCAGATCCATAAGTGTCATAATTTTTTCTTTTAACTGGATCGTTCAGTGACTGGTAGGCTTCGTTTATCTG